TAAAAACTGAAGAAGATTTCACAAGGTTCGGGGCTTTGATTATGATGATTGGAAAGCTTGAAAGATATACCCAAAACTTTTCCAAAGGTGGCCACACAGACAGCCTTATGGATCTGAGTGTCTATTCTCAAATGCTGAATTCAATTGATAAGGATAAATAATGAATTTTCAGAACTTTTTTCGCATTTGCATGGATAGGGAAATAAAAGATATTTTTGAATCAGATCATCAAAATTGCACAGCAATTAATCTCGGTGCTGGTAATAAAATTATTTTTGGTGCAGTTAACCTTGATTATCCAGACTGGGATGCTGATTCTATGCCCATCCCTTATGCTGATGAATCAATTTCAACAATCCACGCTTATCATTTTTTAGAGCATTGCAGATACCCGGTAAAAGTCTTACAAGAGTGCCAGAGAGTACTCAAGCCGGGTGGATTAATGAATATCTGTGTTCCTTATTACACATCCCAAATGCAGCACCACGATTTAGACCACAAGCACTCATTTTGTGAAGAAACCTGGAGAAACCTTTTTAAAAATCCTTATTATGATAAGAATAAAATAGAATGGGAGTTTGATGTGGGCTTCAATCTCATATGCGGCATTGTTGAAAGAAATATGTGTTTATTAACTCAATTGATAAAGAGGGTATAATGTACATTACAGTCTTTGATTTAGAAACTACAGGGCTTGTGGAGGCTAAAGGATCAGATCCAATTACACAGCCTTATATCACAGAATATTTCGCTTTAAAGATTGATCCAAAAACTGGTGAAACAGAAGAATTTGAATCATACATAAAGCCACCTATCCCTATTCCAAACCACATTGAAAAATTAATAGGAATCACAAACCAGATGGTTGCAAACGCACCAAGCTTTCTTGATTTCCACAGAGAAATTGTAAACTCAATGTTTTGCTCACACACTTTGGTTGCCCACAATCTTCCTTTCGATTTAGAGGTTTTAAGATTGGAGTTAGCTCGGATAGGAAAAGAGCACAAATTTCCTTATCCACCAATCCATTTCTGCACAGTGGAACAGTCTATGCACATTAAAGGGCACAGGCTTAAAAATGGTGAGCTTTATGAGCTTGCTACTGGGAAAGAACTTACTGGTGCCCACAAAGCTCGAAACGATGTTATGGCAACTTATGAATCCTATAAATGGTTAAAAGCAGGAGCAAAATGAAAAGAATAAGTGACCACATTCGGAAGCACCTACTTGAACAAGCAGGGGTTATAGATCTGGAAAAAAGGCCAGATCTTGAAGAGCTAAAGAAAACAGAATGGTCACCTAAATTTGAAAAATTTATGAGGAATAGGTTAATTATGGGTGCCCTAAGATATGGGTGCCTACAACCTGGATCAAAACCCAGATATAACAGAGTAGATTCAATCAGACAAAGATTGGACTTATATCAGCAAGGCGGAAATCAAGAACACCTTGTTGATATTGCAAATCTTGCTATGTGTGAGTTTTTAGAACCAGGACACAAAAATGCACACTGGAAAGCTGAAGACGACAAAATTCACCAAAAGGAGATATAATGGACACTGCAACTCTTCAATCAGATCTCAAAAAATGGCTGGCTTATAATTTCCCAAATGCAACTTCAGATCAACAGTTGAAAGGGGTTGTTGAAGAATTAGGAGAACTGTGCCACGCAGATCTAAAATCTGAGCAGGGCATCAGAGGATATAACAACAAAGAAAAAACTATGCACAAAATGAAAGATGCAATTGGAGATCTGGTTATTTTCCTAATCAACTATTGCAATGTAAAAGAGATCTCTTTCACTGAATGTTTGAATCTGGCTTATTTTGAAATCAAGAAAAGGGATTGGATAAAAAATCCTGATGGAAATAAAATAAACAGCAAAACAAAAGTGGAGGGTTGATGTATTTAAATATTAAAACCGGCTACACTTTTAAACAGGTGTATGGCCATCTTGATAAAATTGCCGAAAAATGCGCCAAATTTGCTGATTTCGGGGGGATAGCAGACTTGGGTAATACCTTTGCCCACATACCCTGGCAAAAAGCCTGTAAAAAGGCTAAAATCAAGCCTATCTATGGTGTTCAGCTCCCTGTGGTAATAGATCTTCAAAGAAAAATCCGCAGATATCCTTTCAATTGGATGACCCTGGTTGCTAAAACTGATAAGGGATTGAGTGAGATTTATGAACTTGTAGACCTTTCTTTCCAGCAATTTTATTATAGGCAACGAGTTACATATGAGCAAATAAATCAGCTATCAGATAATGTGTTCGTTTTATCTGGTGTGGCTCCAAATTGGAATCTTATCAAAAGGCCAGTCTTCAAAGAACTATCCCCGAGTACACCTTTGAGCCAAAGGGCTGGGAATTACCCGATTGCATGCTGTGATAATTTCTATGTTGAGCCAGATGATGATTGGGTTTATGAGCCTTTTGCAGATAATCGATTAAGAGAAAGGAAAACATCACCACTTCACATTCTTAGTTATGATGAATGGTTTTCTATTTATCCTGGCCATAAAAACTCATTTAAAAATCTTCAATTGATGGCCAAACAGTGCAATGTAAAACTTCCTGAAGCCCCTATGGTCAGCTATATTGGGAAAGATGATTTAAAAGAATGGTGTAAAAAGGGTGCGAGAGAGAAAAATATAAATATTAATAAGGGGTTATATAAAGAAAGATTTGAGAGAGAGATAAAACTCATAAAAGAAAAAGACTATACAGACTATTTCCTTGTTGTGGCTGATCTTATCCGATATGCAAAAACTAAAATGGCTGTTGGCCCTGCCCGTGGTTCGAGTGCTGGCAGCTTAGTCTGCTATCTTATGGGTATAACAGAAATTGATCCGCTTCAGTATGATTTATATTTTGAAAGATTTATTGATATAAATCGTTTTGATCTCCCAGATATTGATGTGGACTTCCAGGATGATAAGCGGCACTTGGTTATTAAATATCTTGAGAAGAAATATGGTGCCCCAAACGTAGCACAGATTGGAAATATAAACCGGCTTAAACCAAAATCAGCCATTACTCGATTTGCCCAAGCCCTTGGTATCCCAGTTGATGATGTGGTTGAATTAAAAGATGCTATGATGGAAAGATCGGGTGGTGATGCCCGGGCAAATGCCTGTATTGAAGATACCTTTGTTGAGACTGATATTGGCCAAAAATTCATAGAGAAATATCCAAGTATGGAAGTGGTCAAGCACATAGAGTCTCACCCGAGCCATACCGGAGTTCATGCTGCTGGTATCTTAGTTTGTAATGAGCCAATCACCAAATATTGTGGTGTAAATAGTCGAGATAAAAAGCGGATTGGCATGCTTGATAAAAAAGATGCTGAAGCTGTAAACCTGCTTAAAATTGATGCTCTTGGGCTTAGAACATTATCAATAATTGCAGATGTGTGTGACCAGATTGGAAAGCCTTATACATGGATGTATGAAATCCCAATCGATGATGGGCAAGCATATAAGGTTTTTAATGATGGAAGATTCAATGGAATTTTTCAGTTTGAGGGGCCAGCTGTTCAGGGACTGGCTAAACAAATGCCAGTTGAAAATATGGAAGATGTGTCTGCAATTGGTGCTCTTGGTAGACCAGGACCATTGATGTCTGGTGGTGCAAATTCTTTTATAAAATATCGAAACAACCCAGAAAAAATTGAATATCTAAGCAATCATGAATCTGTAGTTGCAGCTACAAAAAATACATATGGGATAGTTATTTATCAGGAACAAATGATGAATATCTGCAGGGAATATGGAAAGCTTTCTTGGAAAGATACATCAGATCTAAGAAGGGCTGCATCAAAAAGCCTTGGGGATGAATTCTTTGATAAGTTTAAATCTAAGTTCATGGAAGGGGCTATGGGCCAAGGGGAATCAGAAAAGGATGCAGGAAAAGTTTGGAAGGCAATGCACACTTTCGGATCTTGGGCATTCAACAAATCCCATGCTGTTTCATATGGGCTGATATCTTATCTCTGTGCCTATTTAAAAGCTCATTATCCTATGGAATTTCTTGTGGCAAATTTGAAGCATAGCAAAAATGAACAATCCGCTTTGAAGATACTCAGGGATGCTGTTGAGAATGATGGGATTAAATATGTATATTTCAGTCCAGTAAAATCTGAAGTGGATTGGGCAGTTAAAGATGGAGTGTTGTATGGTGGCTTTATGACCCTTCATGGCATGGGGCCAGTAAAGGCCAGAAAAGCTGTTAAATTTAGGCAGCAAAATAAAAGGCCACCGGCTGGTATGCTCAAAACAATTAAAGAGGCTATATCACCATTTAAATACCTTTATCCAGCAAAAGAATTATATGGTGATTATTATACAGATCCGAAAAGTCATGGGTTGAATGGTAATATAACTGAAATTATCAATTGCCAAGGCAATGGAACTTTCACAGCAATAGGGTGCCTGATTAAAAAGAATTTAAGGGATGCAAATGAAGCAGTTTTTGTTAACAAAAGGGGTGGAAAGCATCTCAAAGGAAATACATCTTGGCTCAATATTACAATAGAGGATGATACTGATTCAATGATGTGTAAGATAAAAATTCAGGACTATGAAAGGCTTGGAAAGGAGATTGCAGAAACCGGAAAAGAGAACAAAGATTGGTATATGGTTCATGGTGAAAAAATAAATGGGTGGAGCATACTTTTCACCAAAAATATCAAGAAAATCACCAGAAAATTGTAGTTAGGCAATCCTAACAGAAATGGTGAAAATCTTCAATAAAATCAGGCACTAATGTTTTTAACTTTTCTGAGGGTAAGTATACCAGCAACAGCCAAACCTGCCTTAAAACAAAAATTTAACCACTTTAAAAGGATTTTTGAAAATGAACATTTTAGACCGAATTGAAGCAATAAATCAGTCTTCAGGAAATGGAAAATTACATGAATTAAAGAAGTGTGCAGACATCAAAGGCATCTTTGAATATGCTTATAATCCATTCAAAAAATATTATCTCACAAGTGAGAAAGCTGGGCTTGATTCTCTCCAAGGAACAGCTGGTGGAATGGAAATTAATTTTGCCACAAGGGTGCTTTTAGACCAACTTATCAAAAGAGAAATTACTGGAAATGCAGCAATGGAAGCAGTCTGTGATCACATGGTCATTCTTGAGCCCAATTCAGCTGAAGTCTTCAAGCGGATCATAAATAAAGATTTAAGATGTGGGACCAGCATCAAAACAATAAATAAAGTTTTTCCTGGATTAATTCCGCTTGTGTACAATGCATCCAAAAAGCCACCTGTTATGCTTCTTAAAACCTTTGCCCCAAATAAAGCGAAATATCCATGTTTAGCTGCTGTTAAAAAAGATGGTGATAGGGGTATATACCCTGGCCAAGGAAAGCTTATATCCAGGGCAGGAAAGCCTTATATTGGTATGGATCACATTGAGAAGGATCTTGAGCACCCGGTTGATGGTGAGCTGGTTATCCCCGGAATGATCTTTGATGAAGGATCTGGGTTAATTCGGAATAATAACCCAACCCCAGATGCTGTTCTTTATATCTTTGATGCCCCTTTTGCCCCTGGCAGTAAGATGGAAAGATACCAATGGATGAAAGAAAATATAAGAGAAAACAATCACATTAAAATTATCCCTCATTTTGTTATCAGCAGCTATAAAACTTTGAAAAAGCTTTATAATTGGGCTCTAAAGGAAGGGGAAGAGGGGATTGTGGTTTATGATATGGATTCACAGTATGAAGATAAAAGATCTTATGACTGGATGAGAATGGTTCCTATTAAATCTGCTGACTGTGAAGTGATTGGATTCTATGAGGGAAATGGGAAAAATGCTGGCTCACTCGGGGGAATTATTATCAACTATAAAGGCCACACTGTAAAAGTTGGTACAGGGTTTAAAGAAAAGATCTTAAAAAAAGATGAGAAAAATCTTGTTAATGAAGTTGATAGAAAGCTTCTTACAGCCCGAATTAAAAAGCCTGAAGGGTATACCCTTGAGGAAATTTCCCCTCTGTGGTTGAATATCAGGGAATTTATATGGTTAAATAAAGAATCATTTCTTGGGATCAAAGCAAAAATTGAATATAAAGAAAAGACAAAAGCAGGTTCATTGAGGCAGCCAAGATTTAAAGGGTGGAGATTCGACAAGTGATATATGAGGGAAATTGATATGCCATTTAAAGCTAAAAAACCAAGACAGTTTTGGCGGTTCTGGAAAAATAAAGATGATATGGCTGTTGATGATTTCAATAAAGGCTATAGCTATGCTTCTGCTAATCTTGTTGTTGGAATATCTGCATCATATTTAAAAAATACAATCATGAAAACTGATTTTTTTAAAACATGCCCAGCATTTTTGCAAGGAATGGAATCAGCCATAGAAGACTTCAAAAGGAGATTTGGGCAAAATGATAAAAATTGTATGTGAAAGATGCAGAAAGCCTTTAAGCTTATGCAGCAGCAGTGCTTTTGGCGATAGCATATGTTTAAGATACAATTTGTGTGAAAGCTGCAGTGATCCAGCTAAAATTGAAAGTCTTGAGAAAAAGGTTCTTGAGCTTCAAAGCAACCTTTACATTGCAGAAAGCAAGCTTTTAAATATAACCAAAAAAATGCAAAAGATGATAGTCAGATATGCAGAATAAAATAAAAAGCGAATCAGAAGAGCAAATCAGGCTGATGCAATGGTGCAAAAGGAATCAAAAAAAGCACCCCAAACTAAGGAAAATATTTGCAATCCCCAATGGTGGTAAAAGGCATATTGCAACTGCCGCTCGGATGAAGCTGGAGGGTGTGAAGCGTGGTGTCCCTGATTTATTCCTCCCAGTGCCATCAAGAGGATATGCGGGGCTTTTTATAGAAATGAAAAGAATAAAAGGTGGGAAAATAAGCAAGGATCAGGAAGAATGGAAAGAAATGCTTTCTGAAGAGAACTTTGCTTGGGTTTTAGCAAAAGGTTTTGTTCAAGCTAAAAGGTTGATAAAGGGCTATTTAAAGCTGAAATAAATTTTATATGGGTATTGGCCCAGCCCTGCACAAAACCGGGCCAATACCCTTGTTTACAGCCACTAATATGGGCTGTAAATTTCTCCTTCATTATATATTCTAATCTTCTCTGGATTCCCTGCTGCTACATCCCCATCTAAAAAAGTTATATATCCCCAAAAGATCCAATCCCCAGCTTCATCAAGAGTATCCGCACTATTGACTGTGTGTGTTATTTCACCAATAGAATCATCTGTAACAATTGCATCTAATTCTCCAGATGTGCCATCTGGTTTCTTATATTTTATTTTAGCAGTGGCCCCGGAGATATTCACACCAACAGTGCAGACAATATCTAATCTTGTCTGGCCAACAAAAAATTGCTCTCTCATTATCCTTCTCCCAAATAGCTATCAATTTTTATGATTAGATTTACATTGCTTTCAATATTCATTTGTGTTGAAGCATTACTGCTAAATGATAATGATGTATTTATAGGGCTATTTATGTACATCTTTTCCCTCCACTCAGGTGGTGGTTCTGCACCACCAAAAATTGGAAAGTATTCTTCAGGGAAATATTCAAACAACTCATCAGGGAAATATCCAGGTTTCATAATTTAACTCCCATCTAAAACAATGCTTGTTCGATTTCCATTCTCATCAACAGTTGCCACAACTCTGTTCTTGGTATCTTCAGCATTCCTAAAGGAAATCTGGCTTGTTCCCCCTCCATCAGATAGTGAAGCAAGAACAGAAAATCCAATTCTCACAATTTCAAGCAAATCATAATCTCCCTCATAGACACCGGATATTATATCATTTAAGGACAAATCATTCAGGTTTGATATATTAGTATCTATTGAAGTCAGCTTTGTTGAATTATCGTCCATTTCAGTTCTAATCTCTTCAACAGTCGGTGCAGGATCTGAAAGAAAGTTTCCATCATCATGGATAGTTGTTCCAGTACTGTTATCGGTGAAAGAAGAGTCTGGAAGACCAGCAACCCTAACTATCCCTGCTGAGCAGGAAGATTCAAGGATAAGCTGGCCTCCATCAAACTGCAATGTTGCAAGATCACTGGCATCATCCATATTGATAATATTAATCCCACCTGAGTACTTCCTTACACTTAATATTGAGGCTGTATTTCCAAGCCCAAAATCAAATACGGGAGGAGATGGTGGTGAACTCGCAACAAGAGTGGAAGCTGTAGTTAGAGATACTATGGCACCAGAAGCCAGGGTGTATGTTGCTCCAGCTGTAAAGCCCACTTCTTTGTAAACCCCATTTATGTTTGAAAGCCCAGGGATAAGTACCACTTCACGGCAAGTTATACTTCCTGACTGCTCTCCAGTTAGTTTTACTTTACTAAAAAACGTGCCATCTACATTCTGGCCATTAAGGTTTATTGTTGGGAGATTTGCTCCCTCAATATCATAATTTGAGATAGCCACATCAATAGTTGCATCATCAAGAAATATCAGTCTATTCCACCCTCTTGCTTCAGCGAAATCAACCGCATCTGAGACATCGTTAAAAGGGTGAGTTACAGATCCAACACCATTTGTACCCAGGGTTGTGTTTATGTAA